TCTCTCGCATGGAATAAGATCATTGCCCGTATGCGACTTGTGATTGATGGGGTGGTTAATAGCGTAGGAGTGACCACAACGCCAGAGGGCTTTTTGTTTGTTTATGACCGCTTCGCAAGGGCCCCAAAGGCTAGTTATTCAATGGTTCAAGCCTCCACCTATGAAAACGCCGAATATTTGCCGCCTGATTATATAGACAGCCTGTTAGAAACTTACCCCGATGAGCTAGTTAGCGCATATGTTAATGGGGAGTTTGTAAACCTTCGATCAGGTACGGTGTATACAGGCTATGACAGGATAGGCAATAGAACAGATGCCACCATGGAGGAAGGCGAGGCCCTGAAGGTCGGCATGGATTTTAACGTCACCAACATGAGCGCGGTTATCTATGTGGTGCGTGATGGCGTATGGTATGCGGTGGATGAGCTAAAGCAGATATACGACACCCCGGCGATGATTCAGACAATCAAGGAAAGGTATCCAAAGCACTCTATCAGGGTGTATCCAGACGCCACGGGCAAGAACAGGAAAAGCACGAACGCTTCTATTTCTGATATATCACTATTGGAGGCGGCAGGCTTCCAGGTGTATGCACACAAGGCGAACCCGGCTGTAAAAGACAGGGTATTAGCCGCAAATAAGGCATTTAGTGGAAAAAAGGTACTTATAAACGATACAATGTGCCCTGAATATGCAACATGCCTAGAGCAGCTTGTGTACGATAAGAACGGCGAGCCTGACAAGACCATGAATATTGATCACTTGCCAGACGCCGGAACGTATCCTATAGAATACGAGATGCCCGTAACAAGGCCCGCTATTGATCTAAATGTAAGGATTGCCATTTAATGCCAGTACAAAGCCAGCATAAAGAATTCAGCGAAAACGCTAAACGGTGGGCCAAGGTGCGGGATTGTGTCGCAGGGGCTGACGTGATTAAAAGGGCGGGCGAGCGTTATTTGCCAATGCCCAACCCAGAAGACAGAAGCATAAAAAACATGGAGCGATTTAACGCCTATGTAACGCGGGCCAATTTTGTAAATTTCACCGGCATGACCCTCGACGGAATGCTTGGGATGGTATTTCGTGTCGATATGCAGGCAGATTTAGCCCCTGAACTAGAATTCATGAAAGGCAATGCTAACGGCTCAGGTGTGACGCTTGATCAAATGGCACGAGGTCTGGTTAGTGATTTACTGCAAACAGGGAGACATGGCCTGCTTGTAGATTATCCACAGGCCGGAGAAGGGCTGACCAAGGCCCAGGTTGACGCGCTTAAACTAAGGCCCAATATTCTTGGATATAAAGCAGAGCAGGTGATTAACTGGCGCACCGAGACGATAGGCGGGGAAGCGCTCCTGTCTTTAGTGGTGCTGCATGAAACCACTGATGATGTCGCACATGATGGGTTTTCTGTCGAAGAAGTTGATCAATATCGCGTGCTATCCCTTGTCGATGGCGTATACACTCAAACGGTATATGACAAAGACGGGAACATAAAAAGCGGCCCAATTGAGCCAAGAAAAGGAGACGGTTCAAAGTGGAATGTGATTCCGTTTTGTTTTGTAGGTGCCAGGAATAACGATACAGAGTGCGACAGGTCGCCACTATATGACATCGCAGAGCTAAACATTGGTCATTACCGCAATTCAGCGGATTATGAAGAGTCTAGCTTCTTAGTAGGCCAGCCAACGCCGGTATTAGCAGGTCTTACCCAATCTTGGGTTGATAGCGTTATGAAAGAAGGGGTCATGTTGGGGTCAAGGCGCGCTATTCTATTACCAGAGGGCGGGCAATCTAGCCTGCTTCAGGCTTCTGAGAATCAAATGCCGCTTAAAGGCATGGAAATCAAAGAAGCCCAGATGATCAAGATCGGCGCTCGTATTATTCAAGACGCAAGCGGGAACGAAACAGCGGAGGCTGCAAAAATACGCTTCGGTGGGCAGAATTCAAAGCTAGGTATTATCGTAGGCAATGTTGAGGCCGCACTTAATCAGTGTTTGCTATGGGCTGCTGAGTTTGTCAGGGGTGCCGGTGAAAGCAATATCACCCTAAACCGCGAATTCTATGACAAGTCTATAGACCCGCAATTAATTGTTGCCTCTATCCAGTTGCTAGACCGTGGCGTCATTGCGATGACCGATATGAAGCAGATTTTGAAAGATCGTGGAATGATTAAGCCAGACCGCACTGACGAAGAAATAGAGCAAGAGATAGAGGACTCCGGCGGTTTTACAGGCGGCGAAAATAATGCCTTTGCCTGATCAGATAGACAGTAAAAATGAGCCTTAAAGATTATTATATTGATGCTTCAACACGGCACCAGGTGTTTTTGCAACGATACGGTGGAGGGGAGTCTAAAAAGGCAATAGCGACCTTGAACAGGTTAAGGCGTGATATTAATGCCAGGCTAATGCAGGAGCCTACACAATTCCAGGCAGCACGGCTTTATGCGGTGCTTGAGGACATAGAAAAACTGGCTGCTGATGCTTTTGGCGTAATGATAAGTCGTATCCAGGCAGAGGTGCCAAAACTAGCCGCAAATGAGGCTGAATTCTCAGCGGTTTTATATGGAAAGGGCGCTGTAATTGATTTTTCTATACCTTCTGAGCAGTCTTTGTTGCAGGCTGTTTCTCTTGCGGCGTTGCCAGCGGTTAAGGGTTATTCATCGATTACGATCGACGAAGCATTAAGGCAATTTAGCACGAAGAAAGCAAGGCAAATATCTCAGTTAATCCGTGACCGTCTTGTGCTGGGTGATACCACGCCAGACATTGCCAAGGCAGTTGGCCAGATCATGACAGGGCTACAGCAAAGGCAGTTAGACGCATTAGTAAGAACGATTGTTAACCATGTATCCAGCGTGGCGCGTTATCAGGTTTATGAAGAAAACGCGGATATTATGGACGGTTACCAGTGGGTCGCTACCCTGGACAATAAAACCACGATTATTTGCGGTACCCGTGACGGGGAAGTATACAAGCTAGGAGCAGGCCCAATGCCTCCAGCCCACTATAATTGCGTTTTAGGTGATACGCTCATAACGTCCGCTAAGGGTGTTTCTGCCGTTTTTAAAAGGATATTTAAAGGCGAAGTTATCACCATTAATACGATTTCCGGTAATAAGCTCACCGTTACTCCAAATCATCCTATACTCACCAGTGAGGGCTGGAAGTCTGCCAAGGTCCTTAATGTTGGTGATAAGTGTATCAATCAAACTATGTGTAAGGGGGTTGGTAGCGTTGATATTGATAATGATCGCTGCTTTGAAACTGCCGAGGATATATTTGAATCTTTCGGGCGATCTTGCGGCGTGAGCGCCAGTGAAATGGAAGTTTCCACCCCAGATTTCCACGGCGATGGAATCGATAACGAAATCGCAGAGGTAAGGGCCACAAGCGACTTGTCGCCTGTATTTGATGTTGGCATCATCGAGAAATGCAGCAAAGGCGTTTTCAATTTCAGAAACGTGCCTTTCGTTAATTCTGCCCTCCATCGTTTTCGCAAATTTGCATTTTTCGTTAAAGCTTCTGGTGCGACCAGTAGCGGCGATGTTGGCTTTTTTAGTAAGGCGCTTTCTTTCTTCAGGGCTTGCTCTATCCATTCTGGCTTGTTGTTGCGAGGCTCTGCCCCTCAAGGCGATCCCGTTTTCTCTGAGGATTCGCTTTATGGGACTTGGGCTGACACCGAGAGCATTAGCGATTCCCCTGACACCTATGCCGGTGGAGTATTCTTTGATGACATAGTCAATATCGATGTTAGTGATTTTAGCGGGCATGTTTATAACCTCCAAACTTTAGACCATTGTTACTCTGCAAATGGCATTATAACACACAACTGCCGCAGCACTACGGTGCCCGTTGTTAACCCTAAATTTTCAAAAGCCGCAGGTATGAAAGGCGAGAGGCCAGCCATGGGGGCCAAGGGTGCGCGCAGGGTATCAGGAAGGACTACGTATAGCGGATGGTTAAAAAGACAGCCGGTAGAATTTGTCGATGAGGCATTAGGCGTTGAGCGTTCCAGGCTGTTTCGCTCTGGTAAATTAAAGCTGGACAAGTTTGTTGATCCAACGGGCCGCGTTTATACGCTTGATCAGTTGGCCCGGATGAATCCATTTGCTTTCCAGGAAGAATAATCAACGGGGGCGGTGCCCCAAAATCAGCAGGGGCGGTGCCCCGAGGAGTTTTACATGAAGTTCATGAATCAGGCCAATCTATACGGGCGCAAGTTTTGCCAGGAAGCTAACGCAGACGGTGACGACAGTGGCGGCGCAGGTGAGTCAGACAATGAGGCGGGCGGCGGTCAAACAATCCCCCCTGAAGTCGAGCAGCAGTTAGCCGCAGCCGAAAAGCTAAAAGCAGAAAACGAGCGATTAATGGCCAAGCTATCGGAGGCCAACAAGCACGCGAAAAACGCAGAAAAGCAAGCCACAGAAGAAGCGCGCAGGAAAGCCGAGGCAGAGGGCAACTATCAGCAGTTGTTCGAGTCTAGCGAAAAAGAGCGTGATTCGTGGATGGAAAAATATACACAGTTAGAAACAGCAGTGCATCAAAAAGAAGTCAATCAGTCGGCGCTTAAGATGGCGGCAGAGATTGCAGAAGGCGCAAACGTCGAAATTTTGGCGGAATTTATCGCTAAAAGGTTGAAATTTGCTGAGGATGGTGTAAAAGTTACAGATGAAAGCGGAAATTTGACTGTTTCTACTCTCGACGATCTGAAGAAGGAATTTGCGGGCAGTGCCCGTTTTGCCTCTTTGATCAAAGGGAATCAAGCCTCAGGTGGCGGTGCCACTGGTGGCGGTTCTGGTGGCGGTGCCCCGACAGAAGTCAGCCGCGCAGAGTTTGACCGGCTTGCGCCTAATGAGCGAATGAAATTCGTTAAAAATGGCGGGGTCGTTGTTGACTAGCCGAACCCAATAAAGAGGACTTTTCCCAATGGCAGAAAATACGATTACTTCGATTATTCCGGACATTTATGAAGCGCTTGATGTCGTTTCTCGTGAACTGACCGGCCTTATCCCATCCGTTACCATGGCGGCCTCTGCGGAGCGCGCAGCCAAGAGCGAAAACATCCAGGTTGATATTGCGCCTACCATTTCCGGCGTTGATGTTACCCCGGCCATGAGTGCCCCTGACCCAACCGGGCTAACAAGCACTCCTTCAACGATACAAATCACCAAAGAGCGCGCCTTTCCGTTCGGCTTTAATGGCAACGATTATAAAGGTCTGAACAATGGTGCTGGTTATATGAACCATCGTGCTGGCAAAATCGCGCAGGCTATCCGTGCTTGCACTAACGAGGTTGAAACTGACCTTGCGGCATTGCAGAGTACTTTTTCGCGTGCTTATGGAACCGCAGCCACTACCCCGTTTGCTACTGCGAACGACTATACAGACGCTTCAAACGTCCTGAAGATTCTGAAGGATAACGGCGCGCCGCTGTCTGACAATCAGCTGGTTATTAACACAGCAGCAGGGGCTAACTTCCTGGGTAAGCAGTCAGCGGTGAACAGTGCCGGTACTGATTCAATGCTCCGTCAGGGCGTTTTGCTTGATCTGGCTGGCATGCCTGTTCGTGAATCTGCTCAGATTGAAACCAGTACAGCCGGTACTGCTGCTAGCTCTACCACAGATGATTCTGGTTATGCTGTAGGTGCAACTGAAATCACCCTCGCCTCTGCTGGTACAGGCACTATCGTTGCAGGTGATGTGATTACCTTCGCCGGTGATACCAACAAGTACGTGGTAGTGTCTGGGGATGCTGATGTATCTGGTGGCGGCACAATTACCCTTGCTGCACCTGGCCTTCGCCAGGCTATCGCTGCATCAGCAACAGCAATTACTGTAGTTGCAGCGGCGGCACGTAATATGTGCTTTAACCGTTCGGCTCTGGTGCTGGCTGCTCGTGCTCCTGCTCTGCCTGAAGAGGGCGACATGGCGGAAGATCGACAGATTATCGTTGATCCTCGCTCAGGGCTTGCGCTTGAGTTTGCCATGTACAAGGGCTACCGCAAGGTACGCTATGAAGTCGGTCTGGCCTGGGGTGTTAAAAACATCAAGCCAGAACATACGGCTCTCCTGCTTGGCTAACGCTGAGTGTTCCACGGTTGTCCCTTCTTCGGAGGGGGCAGCTCTTGGTAACATTTTGTTTTAGCTTGGGAGCATAAAATGGCGGAATCCGTAGAGACTGTAAAGATTGCTCGTGATGATCATCCGAACGGCGCAGTCATTATCAATAAATCTGATTTTGACCCCAAAAAACATACCCTTGCCGATGCGCCAAAGCCTAACCGGGTAGCACGTAAGAAGCGGGCCAAGTAATGGCGGCCAAACACGGCACAGGGATCACGGTTTTTACTGACCAGGAGGGGAAGGCGCCTAAAGTCGTGACCCCGGCGGATCGTTTCCCCGTGGAATCCCCAGCTTCATCTGTTGCCCGTGGCAATCTGCCAGGAGGCGGCGCGCTGGTTGGATTTGGAGAGCGCGACATTGTATCAGGCGTTGCTGATGTCTGGAACGGGCCAACGGCAGACCAGCCTTATCCGCCTAGTGCGGGCATTCAAATGGAAGCGGTTTCTACCAGTGCAGATGACGTGGATGGTGGGACCGGCGTACAGGAGCTAGAGCTTCATTATCTGGATGCTTCTGGTGATCTGCAATCAGAAATAATCACTATGAATGGCACAACCCCTGTACAAACAACGGCTACAGATGTTCGCTTTGTTCAGTGCTTCCATGCTTGGGCCGCTGGCAGTGGTGGCGCTGCCGCAGGTAATATCAGCCTTCAGAATGTCGGAGGCGGTACAGTGTACAAGTACATAGCCGCAGGGCTCACACGGTGCCTATCAACGGCGCGTATGGTGCCACGTGGTAAAACTGCCTATATCACTAGCGTGGGGGCTTCTTCTTCTTCTGGAACAGGCAATAAACGTGCAATAACGCGGATTATGACTAATGCGCTTGACGGTGAGGTAGTTAATGGCGGAAATATATTCTTCCCGCACTGCGCGATGACCTTGCAAAACAGCACCACACAAGGGGACTTTAGTATTCCGGCGACCATGCCAGAATTGTCTATCATTAAATGCAGGGCCACGGTAGACGGGCAGAATTATGTCGCGTCTAACTGGATGGCTTGGTATGAGGGCGCATAAATGGCTTCAATTGTTGTAGAAGATGGCACCGGAAAAACAGACTCAAATAGTTATATCTCAGAGGCTGATTTAACCACGTACGCTACTGACAGAGGCGTTACTTTAAGCGGCGACACTGCCGTGCTTTTAATTCATGGCATGGATTATATAGAAAGCCAGGAATTCCAGGGCGACAAATACAGCGAAGCACAGGCCCTGCAATGGCCGAGGGCTGGTGTTGTTTTGTATGGCTATGACGTAGACGCAGACCATATCCCGCAGCTTCTCAAAGACGCTTTGTGCGAGGTTGCTATCAGCATAGATGGTGGTGACAACCCATTAGCCAGCGAGGAGCGCGAAGCAGAATCGGAACAGGTAGGAGATATTGCGGTAACTTACACCAAGGGTGCGCGCAATTATACCTATCTAAAGGCCGCAGAAACAAAGTTAAGCCGATTACTAAGGAATGGATCACGCGGATTATCAGCGGTGGCTATTCGTGGCTGATTTGTACGCCAATCTAGCCAAAACAGCAGCACGTCTGCTCGCTAAATATGGCGTGCAACGCACCTTTACTCGTGAAACTGAGGATTCATTCAATCCTGTCACAGGTGTTCGCGCAGTCACAGAGTCTACCTATTCTGGAAAGGCGGCTGTGTTTGATTACAATAATTCTGAAATAGATGGTGAGCGTGTCCAGGCCAAAGATAAGCGGGTTTTGCTTGAGGCCGTAAGCACGGCACCTATAATCGGTGATTCAGTCTCTATTGATAGTGCAGACCATAGCGTGCTGCATGTTAAGAAAATCGCGCCTGCTGGCACTGTGGTCTGTTACGAATTGCAGGTTCGGGCATGAGCTTTAAACGCGACATTGAAAAGTTTAATGAAAAGGCTGAAAAAGCGGCCCTGATGGTATTTCGTGGCACGGCTTTTGATTTATTCCGAATCATTATCGTAAGAACCCCGGTAAAAACAGGAAGGTTGCGTGGTAACTGGATGGCAGAGCTAAACGGAATTAACCCGTCGATTAAAGAAGGCCGCACAGGGCAAACTGCTATCAATAAGGCAAAAAGCAAGACCGGCAAGGCGCGCATAGGTGACGCCATTTATTTGACTAATAATCTTCCTTATGCGGGTTTTATCGAAAACGGAAACAGCAAGCAGGCACCGCGCGGCATGGTAAAACGAACGATTGTAGAATATCTTGATCATGTGCGGAAAAATGCCCAGAAGGTGAAAAAATGAGCGTGTTTTCTGATGTGCTATCAGCACTTGACCAACGATTAAGTACTTTAACCGATGCGCCGCCGATTGCATGGCAAAATATCACCTATGAGCCGGTAGACGGTACGCTGTGGATTAGGCCGACATTGCTCCCTGCTGACACCATTGGCGCGACGTTATCAACAAGCGGCACAGATGAACAAAAAGGATTGTATGTGGTTGATGTTTTCGCCCCTGCGTTTGAAGGCAAAAACGAGGCCTTAGCGATCGCAGATGCCGTTGCTGATCATTTTAAACCTGTCACAGAATTGACGTATAATACCAGGTTAGTGCGTTGTATTTCTGTCAGTATCGGTGCGCCTACTAATGTTGATAACTGGTATCAGGTGCCTATTTTGATTAACTACCTGGCACACACAGCCAAGAGGTGAACATGAAACTTTACCCACCAAACGGGAAAAATATTCCAGTTGATGCCCATCCATCCAGGGTGGACACGATGAAGGCGAAAGGTTGGACAGATCAGCCCAAGCAATCAAAACGCAAACCCAAGAAAGAGGATGACAAGTAATGGCTACTATTATCGGTAATGATGGCACCGTAGAGATCGGCGCTAACTCTCTGGCAGAGGTCACGGAGTTTTCCGTGTCTGAAAGCGCAAACACCGCAGACGATACCGTGATAGGTGATTCTGCACGTACGCATGTGGTTGGCACCACGGCCTGGAATGGCAGCGCAAGTTGTTATTTTGATTCAACAGACACCAACGGCCAGGAAGCGCTAACCATTGGCGCAAGTGTTACCCTGAATCTATACCCTGAAGGCAACGTGAGCACAAAGCCAGAATATACAGGCACTGCCACTGTTACCGGCGTTGAGATTGGCCAGAGTAATGACGCGATTGTAACGCGAAACTTTAGCTTTACCGGCAATGGCGCGCTGACTATTGGCACCGTCGTCTAATGGAGCTTGGCAAGCTAGAGACGCGGCAAGCGCATGAGTCTGGCGCAGAAATGCGCGTGATCGGCCCTGATGGTGAATTTACAGACCTATACCTGAAAATTCTTGGCGTTGATTCTGCTTTATGGCGTGGCCTTGTTAAAGAGATCGAGCGCAAAATTTCTGAGGCTGTAACGCTTGGCGAAGACCCAGACATAGACAAGGCCGAGTATATTGCCAGGGCTGTTGTTGGCTGGCGCGGTGCTGAAGAAAACGGAGAGGAGTTGCCATTTTCTGAGGAACGATTAAGGCAGCTTTTAAAAGACGCGCCTTATATCTGTGACCAGGCTGACAGGTTTATGTCAAAGCGTGTAAATTTTACCGGCGGCAACTCGCAGGGATAAGCGAGTATGCCGGATGGTTTTTCCATGCTTATGGATATGACAAGGGCAGCAGTCAGCGTAGAATTGACGCACTCAGGATTATTAAAGAGCGTGAGGAGGCAAAAGGCAGAAAGATAACTTTACCTGGCCTTGATGATGCACCGAAACTAAGTGTTTTAGGTACAAAAATCTGGGGCCTGTATCACGAAATTAAGCGATCTTGTGAGCATGTTGGAATTATCGAAATTCATGCGTACATAAATGCTTATCAAGTAAGCCTTACACCTTTTGAGGTGGACGCGCTTATAGAGATAGATTACCGGAGAAGGGTTAGTGACTGATATTGCAGAGCTAGGTATTAAGATCGAATCCAGCGATATAAGAGACGCTGTAAAAGAGCTTGACCGCCTAGAAAATCAATCCGGTAAGACAGAAAAAGCCTCCAAGGGGCTATCTAAAGGCTTTAAGGCCCTGGGTGCGGTAGTTAGTGCGGTTGGGTTTGCCGCGCTTTCTGCCAGCGTTGCCAATGCGACCATGAAAATGCAAGCTATCCATTCTGCCATGCGCGTGGCGACGGATAGCTCAGAAGAAGCGGCGGATATGTTCGCCTTTATCCGTGAAGAATCAGACCGACTAGGTTTGAGCCTTGTCGATTCAGCAGACCAATTCGCAAAGTTAGCCGTTGCCGCCAAGGGTACAAGCCTTGAAGGTCAGGGAGCGCGTGACATTTTCGTGGCTGTATCTGAAGCCTCAACAGCCATGGGCTTGAGCGCAGCAGAAACCAGCGGCGCATTGAACGCAATTCAGCAGATGATTTCCAAAGGCACCGTTAGTGCTGAAGAATTGCGCGGTCAGTTGGGTGAGCGACTGCCAGGCGCATTCCAGGCAGCGGCTCGGGCCATGGATATGACAACCGAGGAGCTTGGCAAAGCCTTGCAGACCGGCTCAGTCATGGCCGAGGATATGCTGCCACGGTTGGCCGATGAACTGCACAACACATTTGGCGCACAAGCCACAGAGCAGGCGCAGGGCCTACGCTCCACTATAAACAGGTTAGGCAATGCCTTTGATGACCTGTTAGCCCAAGATAGCCTTGTAGGCGCCACAGGTGCCATTAACGACTTAACCACGCTTATAAAAGACCCAGCCTTTCAGGAAAGCTTTGATGCGCTTGTCGCTGGCGTTGTAAAACTGGCCGAATGGGCTGGCAAGGCGGCGGTAGGCGTGACTGATCTTGCCAAATCATTTGGCGAAAGCATGGCCAAGGCCGTGCATGGAAGTGATGATGCCATCAGGCAGATGGTCGAGCGATTAAAGCGGCTTGAAGATGCCCAGAACGATATAACGCCGATTAGTGAGTGGCTGTTATCAGATTCTGATGAAGCGTTTATTAAATCGCAGGGAAGTCTGGACAAGGCTGTAG